GAGTTAGCTCCAAGTATTTTTACTCAAACAGGTGCATCAGGTGTATCTGAAAAGTATTCACATATTTCAACTGATAAAGTAATTTCTGATATGGAAACTTTAGGTTGGGGTGTTGTTGATGCTAAAGAGGTTAAAGCTCGTAAAAATATTGGTTTCCAAAAACACTTAGTAGTGTTCAGAAATCCAGATGTAGTAATTAATGGTGCCGATGGTGACCAAGTTTTCCCTCAAATTTTACTTACCAATTCTCATGATGGTAAAAATTCATTTACATTTACTCCAGGTTTATTCCGTATGATTTGTGAAAATGGTTTAGTAGTTGCTACAGAGCAATTCGCAGATTTTAAAGTTCGTCATATGGGTTATGATTTTGATGCTTTACAATCAACTATTCGTTCAATCGTTGAATCTTTACCATTAACAGTTGAATCTATGAATAAAATGAAAGAGATTCAGTTAGGTGAAGAGCAAATTTTAGATTTAGCTAAATCATTACTTGAATTAAGAGTTGAAGGTACAGATAATACCTTTGGAGAAGTTGCAATTGAGCAAGTTTTACAACCACAACGTAATCAAGATTATGGAAATGGTTTGTGGGAAGTATTTAACCGCGTTCAAGAGAATATTATGGAAGGTAATTTTTCATACCTTACAATAAGAGGTAGAGTTCGTCAAGCTCGTAAAATTAAAAACTTCAAGCAAGATTTAGATTTAAATAAAGCGATGTTTAACAAGGCCTTAGAATTAGTAGCATAATGAAAAAGATATTATTCCTTAGTATAGTAAGTCTCTTCTGGGCGTGTAGCCCAGATGAGTTACCGAACCCATATCCTTGTATTGATGGTTCTTGTGATACGTTTTTTGAAATTGATCCTGCAGTATCTCCTGGAAGATATCAAGATGCAAATGGATACTGGCATGTTCCTTATAATGGTTTAAGATATTTTACTATTAAAGGAAATATTGACCAATTAGATCCTAAATATGTTGTTAATGGAGTACCATTGGTAGAAACTATTTTTGATTCTAACTATTGGGTTTGGATTAATAATATTCAATTTACAGTACCGTTATATAGCGTGTTAGGTTATTTTACTGGGGGTGGTTTCAATACCCCGATTCCAATTGGAAATTTAACGTATACTATACCAAATATGGCGAATATTCACCCACCAATGAATATAGCAGGTTACCAAATTAATCGTCACCAATGTATGGATTGTCCTTACTCATCAACCTTAATTGGAACTAGAAGTAAGTATAACTATACACCAAAACAACAAATGTATCTTGACAATGAAATGATAGGAGATACAGCTAAAGTATTTGTTAAAACTATTTTTAATACAGATACAGGGGAAAGTAGATCAGTAGAAAAAGAATTTAAAATAATATTTGAATAATGGGAAGAGTATTAACAGATAATGGTATAAAATTTACTAGTGAATTTATTACTGAGATTTTAATACCTCAATTGCCAGAGGATTATATAATATTTTGGGATATAAAATTTACTACCCAAATTGGAGGTATAAGATTTTGTAAGGGTGAAGTTGAATCTATTTATTTATTCATTTCAGCTAAAGATAAAGATGAAGCTATTTTAAAATATCTTAAATCACCACACATTGATCATTATGATTTTGAATCACTTTATGTTAGATATGATATTGAAGGAAAAAATGAGTTTGATGAATATCGTTATGATTTAGAAAATAAAGTAGTTGCTACTTATAATTTTTCTCCTAGGGAAAACGGTCATTTTTGTGATCAATATAAAAATGGGAAATTAGATAAAGAATATGTTTTTAGTAATGAAGTTTATCACCCTCAAGAATTACAACAAATGATAGACAATAATATTATTACAAATTTTGATATTAATAATACGGATGTTGATGGGATGTATGTGATAAATCACCCTGATATTATTTATTATTCTATAAGATAATGAGAAGGATAACTACAGAAGAAGCACAAGAATTTATTCCTTTAAAAGAAAATTTCTTAGACCAAAGTGTAAAAAATGCAGAATATTTTACAATTACACCTGCAAAACAAGGTGATGGTTGGGAAGATGTTACTTATTTTACAGCTAGAAGGAGAAATAAATTTTCGAATCGTGGTGAAGGGGATCAATGGGTTTATATTTTATCAAATCCAACCCAACCAGGGATTTTAAAAATAGGTTATACCAAGTTAACCCCAGATGAACGAGCAAAACAAATTTCTGCTGCTACGGGTGTGGCATTACCATACGAAGCTATATGGGCTTTCCGTTGTTTTAACGGTGAACAAATGGAAGGTGAAGTACATCATGCATTAGAAAAATATCGCGTTAATTCACAGAGAGAGTTTTTTCAAATTGAATTAGAAGAAGCAAAAGAAGTAATAGAAAAAATAGGTAAAAATTATATTTAAAAATTAAAATTATGTTGAAGAAAGAATATCCTTGGAAAACTGAAAAAGAATATTATGAACTCCAATCTAAAGATTTATTTGGTCACGTAGATGAAGTTCCCTTTTATCATGCTGGATTTATTGGTCAAAGTGGGGATGAATTTGCGGATTATTTAATTAAGGAAAGTGGAGTTAATGAGCAATCTAAAGTAGTAGATTTTGGTTGTGGTACAGGATTTTTTGTTAATAAATTAAATCAAATTTGCTATGCTGAGGGGATTTCAAATAGTGAGGAATGTGTAAAAGCATCTCAATTAAATTTTCCAACTAATATTTTTAAATTAGAGAATATGGAAACATATACAGGTCGTAATATGACTCATTGTTTTTGCTTGGAAACTTTATTTTATTCTGATATTGAGAATACATTTAAAAATGCAAATAAAGTATTAGTAGACGGTGGAATTTTATTTATAAAGGAATGGTTTGATATATGTGATAATGAAAAGAAAGTTGCAAACAGAGAACAATTTGAAAACTTTTTTAAATATTACCCTCAAACTATGGATAGAGTTAAAGAAGTAGCTAGTAAAAATGGGTTTGAGATTGTTGAAGTTAAAGATATATCACAAATGATAAACCCTGAGTTTTTTATAAAAAGTATTAAATATCATCTTCATGAAATAACTGAATTTGTAGACATTTATGATGAAGAAAGTGGTGGTAGACCATATGTTAATTCCTATCAATTAAAATTTAAAAAAATAATAACTAAAAACTAAAATTATGTCTTACAAAGAAACATTTAGAATGAATCAAAGAGATTTTGATGAAGAAAATCAAGAAGCAATTAAAGAAAATTTAAAAGCTGATTTAATTAATGATTTAATTTCAGTATCTACAGTAATGGAAGAATTATGGAAATATCACCCAGAAAATCCTGCGAAAATTGATATTGTATCTGAATATGATAATTTGATTACAATAAAAAAGGAGATAGAAACCGAATTGGATGATTTAGAATTAGATGGTTTGGATTTATAATATATTTATAATAAATTACCCCCTATGGTAAATAAAAATAAAATATTTGATTTATTTGATCACCACCCGAAAGTAAAGGAAGAAATTGAACAAAATGCAACTCTTCTCAAAGAAGACCCCTTTACTAAAATTGGCATGTTCACTAAATTAATTGCAAATCATTCAATATTTCACCAAAAATTAGATAAATTCTTGAAGAAAGAACATCCTAGTTATGATGTGGAAACTACAAAGAATGCTTCAATGTTTACCGTTTACAATAGAGCATGGCATTATATAAGTCAAATTGATTTAAATAATAAATACCATTTAAATGCCTTGCTTGATTTTAAAATGGAACCCTTTATTACTACTCTAGATCAAGCTCTTCAATATTTTGAGAGTACAGAGGAATATGAAAGATGCGCCCAACTATTAAAAATAAAAAAACTTAAAGAAGCTTTTAAAAATAACTTGGCTATTTAACTTATTTTCCGTAACTTTGAATTACAGGGTTTTGGAAAAATGGGAATGAAAAGGGTAGGGAAATAGAGGCAACAAGGGGTATATGGTATACCCTGTTTTAAACATAAATTTAATTATGAAAAATCGAGAATACATTACGAAAAGATTAGAAAAATTAGAAGGTACATTTGCTACCTTAAGATACATGGTAAATACGGCTCAACCTATTTCGCAATTTAAATTAAGAATTGAAGAAGGCATGGAAGAAATTGAGGAAATCAAATCCGCAATCGATAACGAACCAACTACACCAAACGAAATTAATAGATAATAAATTTAAATAAAATAGGTTATGCAACTAACAGCAGAAAAACTCCAAGCTAATTGGATCGAATTTAACTCCAATATTGAAACTTACATTACTGGAGATAGGAAACAAAAATTACTTGAATTCTATAAAAAATATGAAGACCGTGTTATTTTAATGCCTGCGGCTCATAAAAAAGAATATCATAGTGCATTCCCAGGAGGATATGTAGATCATGTTAATAGAGTAGTTCGTGGTGCCTTAGCACTATCAGCTGTTTGGGAAGGATTTGGAGCAGATATGTCTACATTCACCCAGGAAGAATTAGTATTTGCAGCTATTAATCATGACCTAGGTAAATTAGGAGATGAAGAAAATGATGCTTATATACCTCAAACTGATCAATGGAGAAAAGATAAATTAGGTGAAGACTATATGTTTAATACCAAATTAGCATTTGCATCTGTTCCAGACCGTAGCTTATTTTTACTTCAATCACATGGTATCCAATATTCATTTAATGAAATGGTTGCCATTCAGACACATGATGGTTTATATGATGATGCCAATAAAAAGTATTTAATGGGGTGGGGTGTTGAACAAAAACCTCGTACATCACTTCCATTTATCTTACACCAAGCTGATTTAATGGCTGCCAGAATTGAATTTGAAGTGGAATGGTTACCTAAATTAAGAGGAGATGTTAAAAATTCCGTGTCCCAGCAAAAAAGTAATTATACATTATCAACAAACAAAAGTACTAAATCCAAAGCACTCAACTCAGTATCAAGCCCAGGACTAAAAAGCATGTTAGATAGTTTATGACACTAGAAATTATTACAATAATATTAGGAATATTGGTCGTTATCTTAGGATACACGACCTTTAACCTTTTAAGGAAAGCTGAAAAGCTAGAAGATCTTATATCTAAATATAGTGACTTCGTTAAAGAATTTGGGGACGAAATTGATGCCGCTGATAAACGCCTTAAGCAAATTGATGATAAAGGTTTGTTTAATAGTGATGATGAAATTGGTTGGTTTTTTGAACAAATAAAGGTTATACAAAAAAGTATATCACGTTTTAAAATTAACTAATGATCAAAAAAACCAGAAATCCTAAAAGCAAAAATTACTTTACCCACGACACTGAATTAGCTATTGTAAGATATAATAATGAAAAATGTTCAGTAAAACGAAGTAAGATATATGAAGAAGAGATACATTACCCCTTCTTTAAGCTTACTCAAAATATTATTCATACTTTTAAATTCTACCATACTGAAGTAGAGAATTTAGAACATCTTCAACATGAGATAATTACATTCTTACTATCAAAAATGCATTTATTTGACCCAACCAGGGGAGCTAAAGCATATTCATACTTTGGTACCATAGTTAAACGTTGGTTAATATTATACAACACTAAAAACTACAGTAAAAAAATCCAAAAATTAGATATTGAAGTTTTAACTAATGAAGGATCTACTCATTCATATAGTATGGATGAAAATGAAAATGAGGTAAAAGATGATTTATCTAAATATATAGATTTATATGTAGATTATGTTACCGAAAATATATTTGAATTGTTTCCTAAAAAGAATGATGCTCAAATAGCGGATGCAATTTTAGAATTATTTAGAAACAAGGAGACTATAGAAATTTTTAATAAAAAAGCACTTTACATTTATATAAGAGAAATTATAGATGTTAAAACCCCCAAAATTACCAAAATAGCGGATCAATTATATGATATATTTAAAAAACAATATATCTTTTATTTAGAAAACGGGTGGTGTAAATTTTAAATCTTTTCTATATCCATATTTATAACAAAAATGTATTATGGGATTAGATAGTATTATATTCGGTAAAAAAAGCTTTTCCGACATTCTAGGAGAAATCTACGACAATCAAAAACGAAAAGAAAAACAAATCTCGGGTCTAATATCGGAATTAAAACCATTAATTGCTGATATTGGAGACGCCACTTTAATTGTACCACTTATAAAAGAATATCTAGAAATTGGTGTTCGTAACGATGAACAATTAATTAAAATGGCTACTATAGTACAACGTGCGCTTAATACAAGTACTAGCAATGATTCATCAGGTATTAGTGAAATTGAAAAAGAACAACTAATGGCTGAGTTAGATAAATTAAATAATGATTTTAAAGAAAATAAAGATAAATAATGCTTAAGACTGGTGTTGCTGCAATTTCAGGTGGTTCTTCATCATCTAACTCATCTGCCCTTAGTGCTCTTGATTCACTATCTAATAGTGTAATTAGTGCTAGGGTTATTGGTGTTGTTTTAAATTCAAATTCTGAGTATTTTACATCTGTAGGAGGATGGTCAGGTATTGGAACTATTAAATTTCAATTAACTGAAGCTGCACCTAGTGCCCAAACGAAAAATAATACTAAGGGATCATTTGCAAGACCTTTATTACCCTTTTTAAAAAATTATCCTCTAGTTAACGAATTTGTATTACTATTCTTTTTACCTAACCAGGAAAAAACACAGATTAGTGGTAATGGTGATTATTACTATTTAAATCCTATAGGTCTTTGGAATAGTCAACATCACAATGCATTTCCAGATAATTATGCACCCTATAATACTTCTGCTCCATCAATGCAAAAATCTGTATTTGATATAACAGCAGGAAACGTTCAAAAACAATCAACTCAACCACTAACACTTAATTTAAATGGTAATAGTGGTGGTACTTTTATTGTCT